ATGATATAATGAGTACAGACGACTTAGACTTTGGCTCAAATGAGGTTTACCCAGGTGATGCTTCAGCGCATCAATTCTATGGATTTCCAAGAAATGCAGAGGTTCCACCACCAATTGAAGAAGAAGAAGTAATTTCAGAATAAATAGTGTAACTATATAGAAAAATAACAATTAAATTTAATCAAAATGGGAAAAATTAAAGAAGATCAGTTAAAGAAAGTGGTTAAGCAACAGAACGAACTAGCAAGTGTGTTAGGTCAAATAGGTGCTTTAGAGTCACAGAAACATAGTCTATTACATGCTATCGCTGATATGAACGTGAAGATAGAAGAGTACAAGGCTGAGCTAGAAGAAGAGTATGGTAAAATATCCATAGACTTATCTACTGGTGAGTACACTGAAATAGAAGAAGATGAGTAATATTATAAGAAAGATCAGTATAGGCTCTGACTATAAAAATGATGCTATGCATTATTCTATAGGTCAAGAAGTTTATGGTGGTCATAAAATAGCTTATATACTACTGGATGAAGAAGATAATTCTTATAACATACATATAAAAAAGAACAATGAGGTATTGCCATGGAAGAAGTTTAATTCTAACATGGCTATATCCATTGAGTATGATCTTCAGTATTAATGAGAAGTGTATACGATTTTATTGTAGAACCAGTAGGAGAGAGATACGACAACGAGTTAAAAGTAGGTGATAAAAAACTAGTTTTAAATTCTAAAATAGAAAGTCACAAGTTTATAAACAATAAAGCTAAAGTGATATCTGTGCCAATAGCCTTTAAAACCCCTATAAAAGTAGGTGATGAGGTTATTATACACCACAATGTATTTAGAAGATACTACAACCAAAAAGGTAAAGAAGTAAACAGTAGTAAATACTTCAAAGATAATAGGTATTTCTGTCAATTAGATCAGATATACTTATACGGTAAAGATAACTCGTGGAAACCTTTTAACAATAGATGCTTTGTAGCACCTATAATTAATAAGGATGATTTAGAGCTAAAGAAAGAGAAAAACCATATTGGAATACTAAAGTATGGTAATAGTTCCTTAGAAGCTCTTAAAATAAGTAATGGAGACGTTGTAGGTTTTACACCTAACAGCGAATTTGAATTTGTCGTTAACGATGAATTATTATATTGTATGAAATCAAAAGATATTGTAATTAAATATGAGCACGAAAAAAACCAAGCTCAGTATAATCCAAGCTGGGCAAAGAGCAGTTGAGGAATTAATAAAGGTAGCTAAAGAACCTATAGTAGATTCAGGTGATGATATAACTGCTGATAGATTAAAGAATGCTGCTGCTACAAAGAAGCTAGCCATATTTGACGCTTTTGAAATACTAACTCGTATTGAAGAAGAAAAAAGTATGATAAATGAAAGTGGTAATACTAAAGAAAAATCTTTTAAAGGTTTTGCAGAAGGGAGATCTAAATGATGTACGAGCAAACATTAGTAAAAACACTTGACGACTACATAAAACCAGGTATTGTAAAGAAAAATAACAGATACAAAAAATGGAGTTATGGTTATGATATTGAGCATGACATAGTCATTATCAGTAAGGACGGTACTCTAGGTGAGGTTATACAAATACAGAACTTGGTCATAGGATTACCTTTGGAACCTGAAAAGGTATATAAACGCTCTAATAAAAAGCAAGAGCAAAAATGGGAGAAGTTAGATTACCCTAAAGAGCTTTTAAAAATAAAGAGTGTATTTGATTGGGAGAAATACCCTAACGTGTTTAAAGAAAAATGGTATGACTATATTGATGAAGAGTTTAAGAGAAGGGAGCAGGGTTTTTGGTTCAAAAACAATGGTAATAGCAATTATATTACTGGTACTCACTATATGTTCTTGCAGTGGTCCAAGATTGATGTTGGGGCAGCAGACTATAGAGAATCAAACAGATTATTCTTTATCTTCTGGGAAGCTTGTAAAGCGGATGTACGGTGTTACGGAATGTGCTATCTTAAGAACAGACGATCAGGTTTCTCTTTCATGGCATCAAGTGAGGCGGTTAACCTTGCTACAATATCCACAGATTCAAGATTTGGCATTTTATCAAAGTCAGGACAAGACGCTAAAAAGATGTTTACTGATAAGGTCGTCCCTATCTCGGTTAATTATCCCTTCTTCTTCAAGCCGATCCAGGACGGTATGGACAGGCCGAAGACAGAACTCGCTTATAGGGTCCCAGCCTCGAAACTTACCCGTAAGAAACTCGACGAGGGTATCGCGTCAGAGGATAAACAGGGGCTCGACACAACGATCGACTGGAAGAACACCGGGGACAACTCGTACGATGGTGAGAAACTAAAGATACTAGTACACGATGAAAGTGGTAAGTGGGAAAGACCTGACAACATACTAAATAACTGGAGAGTTACAAAAACTTGTTTACGATTAGGTAAAAAGATAGTTGGTAAATGTATGATGGGTAGTACCTCAAACGCTTTAGATAAAGGTGGTGCTAATTTTAAAAAATTATATTATGCTTCAGACGTCAGGGAGAGAAACCGCAACGGACAGACTAGCTCAGGATTATATAGTTTGTTCATACCTATGGAATGGAATTACGAAGGATTCATCGACGCTTATGGCTTACCTGTATTCGATACGCCAAAAGATAAAGCAGTAGATCCAGCAGGTGACATAATTACAACAGGAGTAATAGAGCATTGGGAGAACGAAGTTGATGGTTTAAAGAGTGATCAAGATGGATTAAACGAATACTACCGTCAGTTTCCAAGAACAGAAAAGCATGCATTTAGAGATGAAGCAAAATTATCTTTATATAATCTAACTAAGATATACGAGCAGATAGATTACAATGAAGAAGTTAGAAATAAAAGTTTAGTCACAAGAGGTAGTTTTCAATGGAGAGGTGATGTAAAAGATACAGTGGTTGAATTTAAACCAAATAACAATGGTAGGTTTTATGTATCGTGGATTCCGTCTATAAACTTACAAAACAATGTTATTGTTAAAAATGGTCTTAAATATCCAGGTAGCGAGCATATAGGTGCTTTTGGATGTGATAGCTATGATATATCAGGTACGGTTGACAAGAGAGGTTCTAACGGATCTCTGCACGGTTTAACTAAATTTAATATGGATAATGCTCCGTCTAATATGTTTTTCTTAGAATACATAGCTAGACCTCAGACAGCTGAGATATTTTTTGAAGACGTGCTTATGGCTTTGCATTTTTATGGAATGCCAATACTAGCAGAGAACAACAAACCAAGATTACTGTACTATTTAAAAAGAAGAGGTTATAGAAACTTCTCTATAAATAGACCTGATAAAGCATACAATAAGTTATCTGTAACTGAAAAGGAAATTGGTGGAATACCAAACTCTAGCGAGGATATAAAACAAGCTCATGCGGCTTCTATTGAAACATACATAGAAGATCACGTTGGCTACACAGGTGAAGGCTACGGTCAAATGTATTTTCAAAGAACATTAGAAGACTGGGCAAGATTTAATATAAACAATAGAACAAAGCATGATGCTACAATAAGTTCTGGACTTGCTGCTATGGCTTGTAATAAAAATAAGTATTCACCAGTATATAGAACACAGAGGAGAAAAGTGCAATTATCTTTTAACCGATATGACAACAACGGAAGTATTTCAAAAATAATAAAATAAATGATTTATACTAACACAAATAGTTCTTTCCCTAGTCAGGTAGTACCAGACGCAGAAAAGCAAACCTTAGAATATGGTTATGCTGTAGGTAGAGCCATTGAAAATGAATGGTTCAAAGGCGATAGAGGTACAAACGTCGGTGGTAGATTTGCAGGTAATTGGCAATACTTTCACAAGTTAAGACTCTACGCAAGAGGAGAACAGTCTGTGCAAAAATATAAAGATGAGTTATCTATAAACGGTGACTTAAGCTACTTAAACCTAGACTGGAAACCTGTAGCGGTGTTATCTAAGTTTGTTGATATTGTTGTTAACGGTATGACAGATAAGGGTTATGAGATAAAATCATTTGCATCAGATCCGTTTGCTGTAAAAGAAAGAACACAACATGCCACTGATTTAGCTGAGGATGCTTTTTCACAGGACGTAATACAAGACGCAAAACAAAAATTCGGCGTAGATTTAACTAAAACTAATATACCAGCTGATCAATTACCTAAAAGTAAAGAAGAGTTAGAATTACACATGCAACTAACATATAAGCAGGCTATAGAGATAGCTGAAGAAGAGCTTATAAATAATGTACTAGATTATAACAAATACGAAGAGGTTAAGAAAAGAGTAGCATACGATTTAGTTGTGTTAGGTATAGGTGCTAGTAAAACTGATTTTAATCTAGCTAATGGAGTTACTGTTGATTACGTAGATCCAGTTAACTTAGTACACTCTTATACGGAAGATCCAAACTTTGAGGATATATACTACGTGGGAGAAGTTAAAAGCGTGCCGTTAGAAGAAGTTAAAAAACAATTTCCAAACCTAACAGACGAAGATCTTATAGAGATACAGCGCTATCCAGGTGATTCAACTAGAACTAGAAATTTTAACGGTCAAGATAGTAATAATGATAATGTTCAAGTTTTATACTTTGAATACAAGACATATAGTAATCAAGTATTTAAAATAAAGCAAACAGATCAAGGTCTTGAAAAAGCTTTACAAAAGGACGATACATTTGATCCGCCTGAGAGTGACAACTTCAATAAAGTAAGTAGATCTATAGAAGTATTATATAGTGGTGCTAAGATATTGGGTTACGAAAAGATGCTTAAGTGGGAGCTAGCAGAGAATATGACTAGACCTTTTAGTGATCAAACTAGGGTTAATATGAATTATACTATATCTGCTCCTAGAATGTACAAAGGTAGAGTTGAAAGTATAGTAAGTAAAACTATAGGTTTTGCTGATATGATACAATTGACTCACTTAAAAATACAACAAGTGTTAGCACGTATGGTGCCAGATGGTGTTTTTGTAGATGTTGACGGGTTGGCTGAAGTTGATCTTGGTAATGGAACAAATTATAATCCACAGGAAGCACTTAACATGTATTTCCAAACTGGTAGTATAGTTGGTAGATCATTAACGCAAGATGGTGATCCTAACAGAGCTAAAGTACCAATACAAGAATTACAGACATCGTCAGGTATGAGCAAAATACAAGCACTTATACAAACTTATCAGTACTACTTACAAATGATAAGAGATGTGACAGGGCTTAATGAAGCTAGAGATGGTAGTCAACCAGCAAAAGATTCTTTAGTTGGTTTACAGAAACTAGCGGCAGCTGCATCAAATACAGCAACAAAGCATATACTTCAATCATTAATGTATATCACTGTTAGAATATGTGAGAATATAAGTCTAAGAGCGGCGGATATGTTAAACTTCCCTTTAACTAAGAACGCTTTAATGAATTCTATAAGTAGCTTTAATGTTAATACATTGGAGCAGATTGAAAAATTAAACATGCATGAGTTCGGTATATTTTTAGATCTAGAACCTGATGAAGAAGAAAAGCAAATATTAGAGAGAAATATACAAATAGCGTTACAATCTGGAGGTATTGATCTTGAAGATGTTATAGATTTAAGACAGATATCCAATATTAAGTTAGCAAATCAAATGCTTAAAATAAAACGTAAGCAAAAGATGGAGGCTGATAGGCAGGCTCAAATGCAAAACATACAAGCTCAAGCTCAAGCAAATGCCGAAGGTGCTGAAAAAGCCGCTATGGCTGAGGTTCAGAAACAACAAGCGTTAGCTCAAACAACACTTCAAATAGAACAGGGTAAGTCTCAGTTCGAAATGCAACGTATGCAGACTGAAGCTCAAATCAAGAAAGAGCTTATGGCTGAAGAGTTTAACTACAATATTCAATTAGCGAAAGCTAGAGCTGAGGCTGAAAAAGGAAAAGAAAAAGATATAGAAGATCGTAAGGACGAAAGAACTAGAATACAAGCTACACAACAATCAGAGCTTATAGCGCAACGTCAGAACGATGAACTACCTAAGAATTTTGAGTCGTCAGGTTTTGACTCACTAGGCGGATTTGGATTAGAACAATTCGACCCTAGATAAAAAAACTTTATTAATTTTATATTATTATATTATGTCAGAACAAACAGTAAAACAAGAGGGTGAATTTAAATTAAAGAAAAAAAAGACACCTAAGAAATTAGCTACACCAGAGAATAATATCACTAAGGTTAGCGTGAAAGAACCTTTGATTGAAACAGAGCCAGAGGTTACAAAAGTAGTTATCAAGGAAGAAAAAGAAGTACCAGTTGTTGAAGAAACAGTGGTAGCCGACGAAGAATCTAACTCACCTATACAATTAGTTGAAGAGGTTGAGGAAGAAGTTAAAGAGGTGGAGGCTGAATACAAAGAAGCTATTAGAGATGAAAAAGTTATTGGTAAACCTTTACCAGAAAACATCGAAAAGCTAGTTTCTTTTATGGAGGAAACAGGTGGTAATATAAACGACTATGTTAGACTTAACGCTGATTACTCTAATGTTGATAACGAAACATTATTAAAAGAATACTATAAACAAACGAAGCCTTATTTAGAAGGTGACGATATAAGTCTTATGCTAGAAGATTTTTCATACGATGAAGATATCGACGAGCAGAGAGATATACGCAAGAAAAAACTTGCATTTAAAGAAGAAGTTGCAAAAGCTAGAAACTTTTTAGAGGAAACAAAGAGTAAATACTACGATGAGATCAAGTTGAGACCAGGCGTAACTCAAGACCAACAAAAAGCCACTGACTTTTTTAACCGATATAATGAAGAGCAGAAAGCTGGTAAAGCAAAACACTCGGAATTTTTAAAACGTACTAATGAATTATTAACTGACGACTTCAAAGGTTTTGATTTTAATGTTGGTGAAAGTAAATTCAGGTACAGTGTAAAAAATCCACAAAAGGTAGCAGAAGCACAATCTGATATCTCTAATTTCATTGGGACGTTCCTAAATGATAAAGGAGAGGTTAAAGATACTAAAGGTTACCACAAAGCTTTATATGCTGCTAGAAACGCTGATACAATAGCACAACATTTTTATGAGCAAGGCAAAGCCGATGCTGTTAGAGACGTTATGGTTAAATCAAAAAACATTTCAACTGAACCTAGGAAAACTAGTGGCGGTGATGTGTTTATTAATGGTTTAAAAGTTAAAGCTATTTCTGGTGCTGATTCTTCAAAATTAAAGATAAAAACAAGAAAATTTAACTAACAAAATTAAACAAAATGAGTTTAACTCCACAATTTGGTTCATTGAAACCATCTCAAAAACAAGAAATTTTAGATAGCAATTATCTAAAGTTTAACGACGGTGCTAACGGAACAGACACTTTCGCACAACAATACTTACCAGAGATCTACGAACAAGAAGTAGAGCGTTACGGAAACAGAACATTATCTGGATTCTTAAGAATGGTAGGGGCAGAAATGCCAATGACTTCTGATCAAGTAATTTGGTCTGAGCAAAACAGACTACATATCTCTTACGATGGATGTACTACTAATGGAACAGACACAATTACAATACCTGTAGATTTAACACCAGCTGATCCTAAGGATTATGTTGCTAATGTTGTATCTGTAGGAGCTACTATTGTAGCTTTAGATGGAGCGGGAGCTGAGATAAAAGCTGTTGTAACTGGTTCTAACTTAACCACAGGTGCTTTAACAGTAGCTCCTTATACCGCTGCAAATATATCTGGTTTAGCAACTACAGGTGTAAAAGTATTTGTATTTGGATCTGAGTATGCTAAAGGTTCAAGCACGCCTAACTACCAAGAAATTACCAACCCTGATGGGTATATATCTGTTGACCCTTCTTTCACACAATTCTCTAACTCACCAATCATCATCAGAAATAAATACGTTGTAAACGGATCTGATATGGCTCAAATCGGTTGGGTGGAAGTTGCTACTGAAGACGGAACATCTGGATATTTATGGTACTTAAAAGCTGAGTCTGAAACAAGATTACGTTTTGAAGACTACCTAGAAATGTCTGTGGTAGAAGGTGAAATTGCTGCCCCTGCATCTGCTGCTAAAACAGCAAAATACAAAGGTACTCAAGGTTTATTTGCTGCTATCGAAGATAGAGGTAATGTAAACGTAGGATTTACTGCTGCTGCAGGTCTTGATACTTTTGACGATATCTTGAAAAACTTAGATACTCAAGGAGCTATTGAAGAGAACATGTTATTCTTACAAAGACAAACGTCTTTAGATTTTGACGATATGTTAGCTGCAATCTCTGGAGGTGCTCAAGGTGGTACTGCTTATGGATTATTTGAAAACTCTGAAGAAATGGCATTGAACTTAGGTTTCTCTGGATTCAGAAGAGGTTCTTATGACTTCTATAAGACTGACTGGAAATACTTAAACGATGCTTCTACTCGTGGCGGTATGACTGGAGTATCTTCAATCGAAGGTGTATTAGTACCAGCTGGAACTTCTACAGTTTATGACCAAGTATTAGGTACGAACATCAGACGTCCTTTCTTACACGTAAGATATAGAGCTTCTCAAGCAAATGACAGAAGAATGAAGCAATGGGTAACTGGTTCTGCCGGTGGAGCTGCTACATCTGATCTAGATGCTATGGAAGTAAACTTCTTATCTGAAAGATGTTTATGTGTACAAGGTGCTAACAACTTTGTATTATTCAAAGGAATCTAATTGATTCAACAAATGTAATTCTTACCCTCGTTGAACTGACGGGGGTAATTATTACCCTTATAAATTATTTAATTATATTATATTATGGCTGCAAAAAAAGCACCAGCAAATAAAGTTGAGGTTGCTCCTCAGCAAGAAGTAGTAGTAAAAGCTCCTACAAAAACACAACCAGCTAAACCAAGCTGGGAAATAAAAGATAGAACATATATATTAACTTCTAACAAATCACCAATAACATTTACAATACCTAGTAAACATACTTCTAAGCATGCTTTACTATTTTTTGATAAAGATAGTCGTGAACAAAAAGAAATAAGATATGCAACAAACCAATCTTCACCGTTCGTAAAAGAACAACAAGGTGAAGCTACTTTAGGTCACATTATATTTAAAGACGGCTCGTTGTTTGTTCCAAAAGAAAAACAAAACCTTCAAAAAGTATTGTCTTTATATCACCCTTCTAAAAATAAGTTATATAAAGAACTTGATCAAGTCGAAATAGCAGAAGATGAATTAGATATATTAGAGCTACAGATTGACGCTTTAAACGCTGCTAGAGGTATGGATATAGACCACGCTGAAGCAATATTAAGGGTTGAGTTAGGATCTAAGGTGTCTACGATGAGTTCTAAGGAACTTAAAAGAGATTTGCTACTGTTTGCAAAGATGAGTCCAGGTTTGTTCCTAGATTTAGCTAATGATGAGAACGTACAATTAAGAAATTTTGCAATACAAGCTACCGAGGCTGGTATCATAAGATTATCAGATGATCAAAGATACTTTACTTGGGCTAGTAATGGAAGAAAACTAATGGAGGTTCCTTTCGATGAAAATCCTTATTCAGCATTTGCATACTTCTTAAAAACAGATGAAGGTGTTGAAATATACAAATCTATAGATAAAAAGATTAATTAATATGTAATAATATAGAGGGTAGTGTAATGCTGCCCTTTGTATTATAATTCAAACAAATATGGCTATAAATGTAAATACAGTTTATCAAACAGTTCTGTCTATACTTAATAAAGAGCAGAGGGGTTTTTTAACACCATCGGAATTTAACAAGTTAGGTACACAAGTACAGTTAGATATATTTGAGAAATACTTTGAAGATTTAAATCAACAATTAAGAGTTCCTCAAGCCGATACTGACTACTCTGACAGAGTTATGAATGTTGATGAAAAATTAGCTATATTTAAAACATTTGGCGCAGCTGTATATAATAACTCTTCTAACCCTAAGTTAAAATCATTTTCATTACCTACTCAAGACAGTTACGGAAATAACGTAGACTTCTACAGGCTGGGAACTGTAACGTATAAAGATGATAAAGGTGATATAACAGAACTACAGAGACTTTCAAGAACAGAATTCTACAATATAGAAAGATCTCAACTTACCAAAGCAACAAAAAGATTTCCTACTTATTTATACGAGAATAAGGGTAATGTAAATATACCTGGTCAACAAATAAATGGTAATATTCAGAATATTATGTACATCAACCCAGCTAGTATCACTAATGGGATTGAAGTTGATTACATAAGAAAACCTATAAACCCTATATGGGGATTCACTACAGGCTCTAGAGGTCAATATATATATAACAGTAATTACTATGATTCTTCTGATGGGACTGGCTCTATAGACTTTGAGTTACACGAGTCAGAACAAGTTAATGTTATATTGAGAATACTAGCATATGCCGGTATAATAATAAGAGATCCCCAAATAGTACAAGCAGCAGCTAGTGAGGTACAACAAAATGAAATAAATCAAAAAAGCTAATAAGATATGCCTTTACCAAATGGTGGTTTAATAACCGAAAACAATAGACAATACTACGAAGGCGCACAAAGTTTTTCAGGTAATAACAGTGGTGATCCTGGACAAAGCTTTACCACTACTTTCGACACGGATCTAGTGTTTTACTCAACTGTGACTACTGATCCTCAATATGACTTGAATAACTTTAAAGTTTATGTAAGTCCAACAGGTGTTAGTGGTAGTTTTACAGAGGTTACATCTTACACTGTGCTAAACAATACAGTTACTATAGATGTCGGTATACCATCAGATGCAACTGTAATTATTCAGTTAAAAAAGCGAGATGGTGGAGTATATGGAAACACACCATCAGAAAAAGCTTACGGTAATACTACAGAAGACAATTATGGTTCTTATAGCTATATCAAGCTTAACGATGTTATAAATAACTTTATAGTTGCTTACGTTGGTAACGGTAAGTTAATACCAAGTTGCAAAAGAACAGATATTATATTTCACGCTAAACGTGCAATGCAGGAATTTAGCTACGATACATTGAGAAGTATAAACTCTCAAGAATTAACGATACCAAATAGCTTAAGTATTATAATTCCTCAAGATTATGTTAATTATGTTAGCATGTCTTGGTATGATAGTCAAGGTATAGCTCATAAAATATACCCAACAAAACTTACTACAAATCCATATCAGACACCTGTACAAGACGGTGAAGGTCAACCAACTCAAGACGCTAATAGTAACAATATAGAAGGTACTTCAGTTGTAGAGGAGAGGTGGAGAAATAACTTCTACAAAAATGATAGAAATGTAAATGTAGATGACGTTCTTGCGAATGGTCCTTACGGAAGTGGTTTTAGTCATGGCTACGGAGGTGTTTATGGACTAGATCCTCAATACGCAAACGCTAATGGCTGGTTTACTATAAACGACAGAGAAGGCAAATTTTCATTCTCATCTAATTTGGTTGATAAACTGATAGTGTTAGAGTATGTATCTGATGGTTTATCTTCTAGCTTAGATACTAGAGTGCCTAAAATGGCTGAAGAAGCCATGTATGCTTATATATCGCATGCTATAATTTCTACTAGAATAAACCAACCAGAGTACATAGTGCAAAGACTTAAGAGAGAAAAGTCTGCGAAACTTAGAAATGCAAAGATAAGATTATCTAACATTAAACTTGATGAAATAGTTCAAACAATGAGAGGTAAATCTAAATGGTTAAAACATTAAATTAAATGGCTAGTTTTAAAAATATTTTTATAAGATCCAAGATGAATAAAGATCTTGATGATCGATTATTACCTCAAGGAGAATATAGAAACGCAATAAACATACAGGTTAGTAAATCAGAATCTGAAGACGTTGGTGCATTAGAAAACGTATTAGGTAATGAAATGGTGTTTGACTTTCAATCAGTTACTAAATCTGAGGAAGATGATTTAATATGTGTTGGATATTTAGTTTCTGAAGTAAATTCTAGCGTGTTTTTATTTCTAACCGACAACACAGTTGCTAAAAATCCTTACGGTGTATATGAACCTCTGGCTCAAAATTACATAGTTAGATTAATAATATCACCAAACACATCTATACAGAGCACCGTTTTAGTACAAGGGCCTTTTCTGAATTTTTATGAAGATAGTCCTATGCACGGTGTAAACTTGTTGGAAGATCTTTTATTCTGGACTGATAATAGAAATCAACCTAGAAAAATAAGGGTTAACGCTGCTGCTGACGATAGTAATTACTATAATATAGAAGATACAATATCTGTAGCGAAGTACATGCCTTATAATGCACCTATGCTTTGGCAAGAAATAACAGCAGATATGGCAGCTGATAATCCAAATTTATCACCAGCTGTTGGTAGTTACGAGACAACTATGAAAGATGTTGTTAGTCAGGATTTACCAGATGGTAGTACAGGTAATCCATATTACAACACTAACTATCAAGGTGATCCTGATTATTTAGAGGATAAATTTGTTAGGTTTAGTTATAGATTTAAGTTTGATGATGGCGAATATTCTGTTTTTGCGCCGTTTACACAAGAGTGTTTTATACCTAAGCAAGATGGTTATTTTTTATACACTAATGATGATGATAATGATATGTCAGCGGCTTATAGAAGCACTGTTGTTGATTTCATGGAAAACAAAGTAAATCAAATCGATTTGTTAATAGATTTACCTAAAGTAGGTGATCCAAATTATGTAACAACTCTAGAAAATGTAACTAACCATTTTAAGATAGTAGAGATAGATATACTGTATAAAGAATCGGATAGTTTAGCTGTAGCAGTTGTAGATACTATAACATCTGCTCAAATATCGGCTCAATTCAACGCGGCCAACCCTTCAAACACGTATAGGTATACATACTCTGGAACTAAACCCTTTAGAACACTTCCAGAAGATCAATTAATTAGAGTATATGATAAAGTTCCTGTAAAGGCTTTAGGTCAAGAGGTAATAAGTAATAGAATTGTATACAGTAATTTTCAAACAAAGCACACGCCACCAATCATAAACTATAATGTTGGTGCAGGGGCTAAAAAAAGCTTTGATGTAACTACTAGTCCTAATAACCAAACTTCTTGGAACACGAACATAATAGAATATCCAAACAGTACTTTAAAGCAAAATAGAAACTATCAGGCTGGTTTTGTTTTTTCTGATAGATTTAGTAGAACTACATCAACTGTATTATCAAACTCGTCAGACACAACCATTTCAGGGCCTAGCGCTACTCAATTGTCAACAGTTTACTCTGAGTACAACCCTTCAGGTGTAGATATAGGTTTATGGCCAGGTGATTCATTGTTTGTTGACGTAAAAGAAAAAATACAAACAACACCTATTAATTTAAATCTTTACCCTGGTGTATATAATGGAGATCCTAGTGATGCTAATTATAATCCTTTAGGTTTTTATACTTGGAAGGTCGTTGTAAAGCAACAAGAACAAGATTACTACAATGTATATCTTCCGGGAGCAATAACAGCATACCCAATTCTAACTGACTTAGAACTTGGTGTAACCTCGCATATAACGTTAATAAATGACAATATAAACAAAGTACCTAGAGATTTATCTGAAGTAGGTCCTGATCAAAAACAATTTAGAAGTTCTGTTAGATTGTTTGGTAGAGTTGAAAACACTTTAGGTGTAGCAAATGGGACTGGAACTCCACCAATATCAACTAATTTTGGAGTTGTTAATAAACAATATTTCCCTTCAAGGTTTGCTGATACAGTTTCTACAGTATCTAACATGTTCGATATGTTTAATATTGAAGTGGGTGCTAATTACAATAACGATTATGATGCAGCTTTTTATGAAGCGGAATCAAATCCTTTGATTGGTAGAGTTAGTACATCAGATAGATTCGGGCAAATAGACCCTCCTCAACCAAGCAGTTATAGTATACAAAATTTAGCTGTTTATGAAACAGAGCCAGTTGAATCTAGACTAGATATATATTGGGAAACTAGTAGTTCAGGTACAATAAGTGATTTAAACGATCAAATAGATGCAGATGGTAATCAAACTATATCTAATATAGTAAATCTTGATTGGTATGTGAGTGAATACTTTGGAATATACAGCGGAACTCCTTCCAGCCCAGAGCCTGGGGGAACAACAGATCAACCACTACCAGCTAATGGTCTTCTTGGTAGATTTAGATCGGTTGTAACAGGTCAATTTCAATTTGAAAACTCTGTAGGAAATCCAATACAAACTATAATAGATGCATCTTTTACTGTAACTGATGCTGATTTTATAGATCGCACTTCCGATTTTGAATTAATAAAGATACCAGGTACCCTTAATGGAGGGCCAGGTAGCTATACCGACTACAGAGGAAACATTACTACAGCACTAGCTAAAGACTCTTTTATAATAGTAAATAAAATATATAGAATATATACTACTGCTGACGTAAATCAAATGGATTTTGTTGTTACAATAAGTGGTAGAGATGGAGATCCTGCTATAACAGACGCCCCTTTGTATACCCAAGTATTTACATCATCACCTATCCAGGGTGAAACAGAAGTAGATAACTTGAATACAATAATAGTAGGTGGTGAAACTTTTGGTGATGGAGCTACTTCTTGGGGACAAACCTCAACAATAGTTGATTACGCTAAAGAGTGTCCTCCTCCTCCTTACTTACAGGTACCTGTCGGATTAGCTAAACAAATTAAGTTTTATGGATCTAATGGAACTAATGCTCTATCTTCTGGTTTAAACAACCAAAGCGGATTACAGTGGAGCATATCAGGTCAGACGCAGAATGGTAGCGCTGTTACTATTTTTACAATAAACACTAATGGAGAAGTTAGTGACAGCCCGAGTAATCCCGCTAGTGGTGTTTATGATTTAGAAATAACTTTGTCTGGCCCAGATAGTTCATTTGATACTTGTTCTTTTCAGTTAATTGTAGGTGAAATACCTGCAGATGGTAGTTTTAGTATTAAAAACAGCTTATTACTGCAAACAAACTACGCTTACATATTAAGCGCTCATAATACAGTGGCTAATGCTTTTGATGATATAGAATCAGGAACGGGTAAACCTTTTACAGAAATGAACCCAGCACCGCAGAACTTAGCTCCAAATACGGCTTTAATAGGTGTTGAACAAACTACAACCGGCTGCTCAGGTCAACCTGGCGCTCAAGACTACAACTACCTTGAAAGAAATCAAATACCTTCTAATGACGTAACATTAGCAAGTGCTTTAACCAAAGGTACAGCTTATATAAGTTTACAAACTTTTATAAACGCTGTAGTACCTTCTCAGGCTAGTCCTATTGTCTTAGATAATCATTTTGATGCTTCTTGGGCAATAGAGTATAGGCCAACTCCCACCTCTAACTGGGAGCTAGCTAGGGATATAGAAGGAAACGTTCTTTCTTTCAATACTATTGTTGATAGCAATGCTCCTACTAATCCAGTAATATCTAATAAAGACGGTATAGAAGCTACAATACCCGTGAGTAATCCCGGTGGAACTCCCAATCCTATAACACAACAAACTGATATTATATATGGAGCAAGTGGTGGCGCCGCTGCTTATAATAACTGGTTTAGAACTTCTGCTGAAAATACTAACACTAGCGGAGGAAGTTTTGGTGGTCCTTCTCGTAGATCTGATCATGGTAAATGGGCAGTTGTTGGAAAAAGTCCATATCCCAGTGAGACGTCTAAATTTGGTGAATACAGGGTTATCATACAGAGATTAGGTGGAAGCTCAGACAATACGCAGTCTTGTGCAGCGCCTATAGGAACCGGATCTGACAATGGACAAAACAACTATAATACTTCTGGTGCATATATAAAAACAGGTGATTTTTATTATGATTTAGGTGATGAAATTAGTTTTGGTTATGAAATAAACACTAGTTTGTTTTCTAATCGATTAGATGCTAAAGAAAATACTACTTTTAATAAAACAGTATATGCTAGAGAAGGTATACACAGATATGTAACTAAATTTTATGAGGATGCATCCTTACAGACTACTTATACTGGTTACAGTGGAGATACTAACGATAGATACTTGTCTTATATTGCAACTCTTTCGTCAGGAACAGATGTAAACGGTATTCCATATACTACACCTTATAATGATTACGGAACTACAAAAGGATTAGCTCTAGCCGCAGAAGGAGCTAGTTATAAAGGCGGTTCTGGTTATGATTGGGAGGGCGCAGAACAAAATTTAAGAGTATGGACGTGTGATATGAATAAAACAAGTGGTTTAAAAGTAAAAGGATCTGCACAACCTAGATAACATATAAGCGGTAAAACACTTATAAACATGTAATATATATACTATGGCATTAATAGAAGTAAAATACTATAACTCGTTCACTTTAAGAAAAAGTGTAGACTCAGCTAGCGATATAAAGTGGTTTGGCTCTAGGGGTATACCTCAATCTATAGGTGGTTGGTATCAAACTGGTAATGTCCCGGAAGATGATAATGATCTTAATTGGGCTATTGAAGAGTCTAGAATTAGAGGTGGTTATAATAATACTTCTACGTCTTTAGGTGCTAAAGCTTACTTAGTTGAAGATGAACCTAATGGCAGTGTCAGAGGTAACGCTATGATATATTCTGGTATATATAATTCTAGAACTGGTATAAATCAAACAAATCAATTCTCCGTAGGTAAAGAAATAACTAAAGCAACTGATCCAGCTAATGGTAGCATACAAAAGCTACACGCTGAAGACTCTAATTTAATCATATTATCAGAGAGAAAAGTCAGTAGAGCACTTATAGATAAAGACGCTATATACACAGCTGAAGGAGGTGGGGTATCTGTGAACCAACTAAATCTTGTTATTGGACAAATAATACCTTATGCTGGAAATTTTGGAATAAGCACGAATCCAGAAAGCTTTGCTGTTTATGGATATAGGAAATATTTTGTAGACAAAAATAGAGGAGCTGTTTTAAGGTTGTCTAGAGATGGTATAACTGAGATATCAAACTATGGTATGATTGATTGGTTTAGAGACAATTTAAGTATTGTAGATTCATCTAGCTTTGGACCGGGTAAAATAATAGGTGGTTGGGACATATACACTAAACAATATACCTTATCACTACAACCAAGCACGCCTATTAATTCTAGACCACTACCTGGTTATTACGACTATACTACACTTCAATTTGATGAAGCTGTTTTAGGTTGGCCTTCTTTTTATACGTTTAAACCTAGGTTTACTTTTAGCTTAGCAAACAGAATGTATAGCATAGGTAATGAAGGTGGTAATTGGAACAAACTATATGTTCATAATAGTTTAAATGTTGATAGAGCTGAATTTTATGGTGAGTCCAATAAATCAAAAGTTACTTTTGTAGTAAACCCAGACGTGAGTACTAGTAAGGTTTTCAAAACCATAAACTATGAAGGTAGTAATGGTTGGGAAGTTTCAGAATATATTTCAGACGTTACTGGTGTTGATAGTTTTGAACTAGATAGTGGTGGAAATCCTATATGGATTTTACCACCTAGTTTAAGAGATACTACCAACCAAATAAATAGTTATTATGAAGGTGAGTACGTAATAAACCCTATACAATCAAGCTCTACATATAATAAACCTGTTTATAGACCAGACTATTTTAGTACTTTTGCATCTAACAACCCACCTTATAATAAAGAATATGCTGGTTTTATTAGAAAAGAAAATAAATATTATGCTAATCTAGTTAATAACAGTGAAGGTCAAACAATGCCTGGAGAAGTTATATTTGGAGAAGATATGACAGGTATAAAAGGTTATTACTGTACTGTAACTTTACAAAACGATAACAGCACTAACCCTGGTGGAGCTAAAGAGCTTTTTGCTGTAAACTCTACTTTTATTGTTAGTAGCTAAACAATTAAATTAAATGCAGTTAAATATTAGAAAATTAAAAGAGAGCGACTGGGAAACCTTATGTTCTTGGTGGGATGAGTGGCCTGAATGGCAAAATCCACCTAGAGATTTTTTACCTGATAATGGTAAAGGAGGTTTAATGGTTGAAAAAGACGTGCCTATAGTGGCAGGTTTCATATATTACACTAACTCTAAGGGAGCTTTATTAGAATGGGTTGTATCTAATCCAGATTACAAAGAAGCTGACAGAAAACAAGCTATAGCACTTTTAATAAATGCAGCTGAAGAAGTTTGTAGGAGTAATGGCGTAAAATATATGTTCTCTATAGGTAGAAATGAATCATTAATAAATATACATGAAGAACTTGGTTGGAACGTGGATGACAAGTCTTCTAAAGAATTAGTAAAAAAAATATAAATTATGGGTGTAGTAACGGCAATGGCTGTAGGAGCAGCGGCAAGTTTAGCAGGTGGTGCCATGGCTGGTGGAGCAGCTGGTAAAGCAGCTAGAAGAGCTAGACAAGATAAATTAAGAGCCGAAAGAGAGTTAAAATCAATTAAGGACTCTAGGCAAGAAATAACAAATCCCTACATCTCTACACAAGACCTTAGCGGTTTAGCATCTGATTTAAGTGGGCAATTGTCAAATCCTTTTGACGACTTAGGTGTAGCAACTAAAGCAGCTGAAATACAGATAGAGCAAGCTGATATATCTTTAGCTAATACTCTAGACACTATAAGAGCTACAGGTGCTTCAGCTGGTGGAGCTACCGCCTTAGCTCAAGCAGCGTTGCAAAGTAAAAAAGGTGTTGCAGCTAGTATAGAACAACAGGAAGCTAATAATGAAAAAATGAAAGCTCAGGGAGAGCAAAACTTGATGAATGCTAAAATGTCCGAGCAGCAAAGATTACAGAGTATTGCAATATCTGAAGGGCAGAGAGTACAAGCGGCTGATGCTGCTGGTCAACAGTTTATGTTTCAAGCTGAAGAGAACAGGACTAATATGGATCTTGATAGGGCCGCTGGTCAAATAGATCAAGCGAGAGCTCAAGAGGCTTCAGCTAATCAAGCTCAGGCTTCTGCTTGGAGTAGCGCTATAGGTGGTGTTGGAAGTATAATTAGTGCCGGAGTTGGTGGTGGTGCTTTTAGCGGTGCGGGTTCCACTGCTGCAGCTACTAGTACTCTAGGTAAAGGAGTTCCTGTTGGAGGTTTTGCATCTTTAGCTGACTAAAAATTAAAAAATTAAAACATGAGTTATAGAAACCCACAAATAATAGTAGATAGATCAGCTGAGATATGGGCTCAAGGAGTCGGTAAAATAGGTGAAACCATAAGTGCTGGTATAACAAATTACTACAAAGCTAAAAAGCTAGCAAAAGAAAAAAATGACAAACTAGCTAACGCTAATAGCAAGCTTTTAACTGAAATACAGTTAAACTATAATAAAAGCATTACTGATGCTAAAAACGCCATAAAAGGTAGTGGTGTTTTACAAAAACAAGTTCGTAACAATATACAAAAAATAGGTGATACAGCTAAAGAAGCTCATTCAATGTTAGCCACAAATCCTAATATCTCAAGAGAACAAAGAGCATCATATTTAAGTGCAATAAACAATTACAACGAGTACTCTAGCAATACAGTTTCGGGTTCTATGAAAGTTTCAAGTGGTACTGAGGTGTTAGCGCAACCTATAACCACCTTGGTCAACGGGTATTCACCATCATATGGTGATGATTTATCTAGCTTTATAGCTGCTAACGCTGTTAAGGAAATAGCAATACCTGGAATAACTAGCTCTGTCACGGTGGTACCTACTGAAAATAATTCTAATATACTCACAGTAAACTCTAAATTAAAAGTAGATAGTGATATATATAATGCATATAAAGATGCTGGTATAATAGACGATAAATCTTACCCGGAGAAAGACGGTTATATTGATATAAAATTCGAAAGAGATTTAGCAGACTGGGATGGCGCCTTTTTTGATAAAATAATAAATGCACCTGATGGTAATAAAGCCCTTGTGGATGGAGGTGTAAAGAATAAAAAAGGACAAATAAACCCAAAATACGTATATAGTAATTTAACAACTAGAACAGAGGGAGGTTTAGTTTATACTGAGCAAGTAGTTGATATCGCTTCTATTCAAGATTCAAAAGCTTACAACGACATAGTAAAGTCACAGGCTGCAGGTTTATCTATTTATGATATAAAACAACAGCAGCAATACATAAAAGGAGTTTTAGGATGGGGTGATGATGTTGTTAAAAAATACGCGGAAGTTGACCCAAAAAAGAAGCAGAATTTCCTAGAAGATGAATTAAAAATGAAAAACATTGACATGCTTGGTAGGCGTAGAGAAGTTACTGATGAGGATGTTAAAAGAATACCTGGTCTTTCTAAAACTGTTTTGGTGGGTGGTGAAGAACAGCCAAATTATATATACACTATACCACATGGAAAACCTACAGCTGTAGAAGTTGAAGAAGAAGAAACTACTAAATTAACAGAAGGTGATTATAGAAGATTAAATTACAAAGACAAGGTTGAGTACCTTGACAGCAGGTTTACAACTGAAAATGTAACGTTTGAAGCGGCTTTTGAGCTAGCTAACCAAGAAGGTATAAGAGCAGAAAAGCAATATTTGGATGGCGAAGATGAGGAAGAACGAATACTGGTAGGTAAAAATACCTTCATATACCCAAAAGACTCACCTGCATTAATAAAGAAAAAGCTATTAATAGCAGGGGGTGTTAAAAGTGAAGATGCAGAAAATTTAAGTAATGTTTTTAATATATCATCTGCACCAAAAACAGGATTACCAATTATCAAAAAATAAATTAAATAAAATATGTACAATTACAAAGGTGTTTTATATACTGTAGATCAAATAAAAGAAGCTGCAAAACAATCTAACATGTCTGTTGACGATTATGTTAAGGAGTTAAAAGAGCAAGATCCTGAGCCAAAAACTACTGAACAAATGGAGAGTACAGATTTACTTGATCCAAATTTTCAACAAGGCGCTGCAGCGGATGCGGATGTAGTGCAACCAATAACAGCATCACAAGCGGGGTACGTGGAACCAAAAGATACGGAATTACCTTCGGTAGATACTTCTTCGGGTTCAGTAAAAGTTAAACTACCTAAAGATAAAAAATACGGTAAAATATTTGAAATTCCAAATTTTAAAAAACAATCACCTAAAGATATAGCTAATGCTTATAATCAAATGTATGGTGGTAAAGATGGTGGATTTGAGTTTACTTCAAATGTAAATAACGTAACTATAAAAGCTTTAAACGGTGAATCTATAACCGTAAATACCAAGGGTCTTTCAAACCCCATGGCTCAAGCGCGTATGAGGCAAGCTGATCCGTTTGATTTGTCAGGTAGTAAAACCTCTCCCCAGCAGGGTATTGGGGACGATCCTCAAGAAGTTATAAATAATTTTCTAAAAGATAACTTCAATGAGGATTTAAATGTGCAAAATCAAAAAAATATTAAAAAATTTGAAAGTTCTATAACTGACAACATAGAGCAATTGGCTTATGATTATATTGAATCTGAAGATATTCCTTATGACCCCACCAGGCCTATAAACTCTCTAATGAAGTCAGATGGTTTTAGAGATTATGTAAGAAAAAACTCTGTTGAGAAATATGCTGAAAATAGAGACATATCAGGCTCTGGTTTTTTTGGTGGTATAAATTCTGAAGACATTGGTTTAACAGGTACTCAACCTGATAAATTAGTAGATAAAATGTTACAAGACATATCTGCTAGAGAAGATCAATTAAATGAATATAATGTCATTGAGCAATATATTAAGCCACGTAAAGAGGAAGGAAATTGGTTAGAAGCTAGCAACAGGGAGAAGTTGCAACATATAAATAGTATAAAAGACCCTAAGCAAAAAGAACTTGCCAAGGTTAATGATAGATTAATTAAAATAAAAGAGAGCCTAAATCAGCCTAATACAGGTGTTGGTGATGTGTCTCAAAGTGCTTTATCAGATGAATTTGAAAAACTAAAAGAAAGATCTTCGCTTCTATTAAAACAAGCTATAAATGAAGATGCTGAGTTTTTATTTGCACCAGACGGAACTAGAATTTCACCTGCATTAGCTAAAGCAAATGGTATAGAAGTTGTTGATTTAACAAAAGACTACGATATAGCTAAAGTTGAGTTAAAAAAGAAACTAGATACCTCAGACTCTCAAACAATACAAAATGACTATAGAATACACTTGGCTGAATTTAGTGGTTTTCAAGAAGAGATAAACACTAAAAAGTTTAACATACAAGTTACTCCAAACATATGGATGGCTAGTCTTTACGATAAAGGTTATTCAATAAGTGAAAAAGAAGGTTCTGCTGGAGTTATAAAAGGCGTTAAGTTAAAGGACTTGCTATCTAGCTTATCGTCTATACCTTCTAATGAAGTTAAAAATACTTTAAAAATAGATAAACCTGAGGCTAAAAACGGTGAAGCCACTGTTCAAATGAGTGATTTGGATAGATATGTAGAAAACACAAGACAAACTCAAAAAAGACTGTCTACAGAGCATGCCGCATGGAAGCAATTGTATCTTTTGAATGTAGATCCGGGCTCAATAAAAGCTGACGATGTTGTAAGTCAAGCTGGTAATTTTTTAGCTGGTGCACTAGACGCTATGCCTGGACAAGGCAATACTGGTTCTGGTAGCTTTAGAAAAGATAATTTATTTAGAACAGATAGAGATGACTTAAACGATACAGAGGCGTTGATAAATAAAGTAAACTCAACGTTAGAACCAGATCAAAAGCCTTTTGAGTTATCTGCCGAGCAAATGGATTCTTTTAAGCAGGGTTTCGGAGAACAGTTTTGGACTGGTCTAGGTGGTTTTGTACCTATGATCGCGGAGTTAGGTTTAGTTAGTGCTATGACTGGAGGTATGGGTAACGCTTTTGGTATGGCTAACTATTTAAGTAAGTTAAAAAACGTAACCTACTTAGCTAAAGCTGGTAAAAACAGCGTAAAACCTATATCTAGAGCCGTTATGGCTACTAGAGCTAAAAAAGCTAAAATGAGTGTTGATGCATATGCTAAGTCGAAAGGCTTCAGCAAAGCCACAGGTACTGCATTTAATAAGGCTCAAGCATTGTTTATTCAAGGATTTCAAGAAGAAGGTAAGATGGCGTTACTAGATCCTATTTTTGGCGTTGATATGCCTACTGGCGCAGGTGCTGGTTTTGTAATTGGTGGTCACGCTATGAGAAAAATACTACCTACTAATGTATTCAAAGGGTTTCCTGGAGCCGCAGCAATGAATACTGCTTTAGAAAAAGGTTTATACTCCGGTTTAGGTGGTGCTGCTGGTGCACAAACAGCTGCTCCATTAGAAGCCTTAATAGCTGACCTTCAAAACAAAAAATCTTTTGACACTTTTGTAGAAGAGAAGTACGGTGATATGGAAGACTGGGCTAAGCACGCTTTTATGGAGGTTTTACAGTTTAGTATAATTGGATTAACACATGCTAATAAGGCTGATAGAAGTTTAACTATGCAGTCTAAAAGAAATCTACTACTTAAAACAAACAAAGAAATAACTGACAGGTTAGAAAAAGGAGATGCGACAGATCAATTAGGTAACTGGTTTCAATTAAGAAATCAACTAATAAATCAGATAAGAGTAGCTGAGAATAGAGAGAGATTCTTAGATAAAAATGTATTAGCAGCAGACACTCAAGGTTTATTGCAAAAATTCAATAAGCAGTATAAAAAAGAAAATGGTACAGAGGCTTTTACTATGAACGTATCTACCAATGGTAGAGGTATGAAGCTAGGCGAAGGAGAATCAGCAGCTGTTACAAAACGTAATGGTAAACTACATGTAGATGTTGATGTTTCTAAAATGAATGAAGGTACACTTCCTCATGAAATATATCATATTGTTTCGCGTTTAACCTTCGGTAAAGACGTAGGTGTACAAAAAGCATTACAAGAAGGACTAGCTAAGTCTGTTGGTAAAATGAAGTTTGAAACTGTTGATCCAAGGACTGGAGAAATAAGAAATATAGAAAACTTACCTGAAGCCGTTAAAGAAGCTTACGAAAAAACACAAGATAAGGATTCAACTTTTGAGGAGTTTAATGCTAACTTAATTGATCTGCTAAGTAGACCTGAAAATAGAGACATGTTAATAGAAAACAACGTCTTGGGATCTTTAAAGCAAAATATAAATACTTTCTTAGAAAAATCTCTAACAGGTACTGTTCTAGAAAATACTAAGCTAGGTAAGGTTTTATTACCTGAACTAAATAACCCTGACGCTGTTGTCAAGTTTTTGTCTAGACTAAGTAAAGACTTTGGTAAAGGTAACTATAGCCCAAAATTAATAAAGCGATTTCAAGATATAGAAATAACTAAAGATGGGAAGAAATTAATAGAAAAACAGACTGGTAAAGTATTAAACATAGATAAAACTGCGCAAAAAGAGTTAAAACAAGAGTCTTTAGATTTGTCTAATGCAAATAAAAAAGCTTTTGAAGAATTTGAAGAAACTGGAAACAAAACGGATCTTATAGGTAATGTTTATGAAAATAATCAAGGTTTAATACAAAACTTTGTAAATAGAAAATTTGTAAAAGGATTAGGTGTATCAAGAGAGATGTTTGAAATGGAGGTTGGATCAGAGATATACGATAAAATTCTCGGTACTTACTTAAAAAGAGATGCTAAATTAAAAGACGTACCGTTTGGCGCTTATGCTAGACAAGCCTTGTTTGGTGGCGGTGCATTTGGTGGGGGTAGACTTGGTAATATACTAAAAAGACTAGGCCAGCAAGGTGACTTATTTAACAAGGACCTTGAAAGTAAAGAAGCACAATCTGTGATGTCTGAGGAGACTAAAGATTTTGATGAAAAAATTGTTTCAGAAAACAAAAAAACAGATCCTAAAGAACTAAAATTAAGTATAGATGTTGTTAATGATTTAATACCTGAAATACAGAAAGATTTACAAGAAAAAAGCTTAACTAAAGAAACATACAAATCCTTAAGACTAGGGGAGAACGCTGCTAAAGCTCTAGCAAAGGCATACGATATACGTAAAAAAGACAAAACAACACCTGATGGTAAAAAAATAAAAGGAGATATACTTCCAGAATGGTTTACAGTACCTAAAAGAAACTTGCCTCAGGGTTCTATGGAGGGTTTTAGAAAATTAAGATCCGAGCTAAACAAGAATGCTCAAATGATACTTAATATTTTACCTGAAGGTTACACATTAGATAAAAAATCCACAGGTGTACCAAATACTATACAAAACGCTTTTTACAGTAAAAAGAAGATAAGTGGTAAGAACGTATTTGAGTTAAGAAAAAATATAAGCATAAAGGATGTAAAGGATTTATTAAAAGAACCAGAAGGTAAATTATATAGAGCAGAAAACACTCAAGTTCAAGAGATAAAAGGCTTAGCGGAATTAGTTTTTAGGGGTTTAGTAAATAATGTTGCTAGATCAAATATGAAAATAGAAGGAGCAACTGCTATAGAGTTACAAAAGTTAGCTGATGGTAAAAACCCTAGGCTAGCTCAACAAATATTAGGTAAATTAAAAAATACACCTGGACTAAACGAAGTTACTATTAATAGACTAATTGGTAATTTTTTAGTAGATAGAGAAAAATTAAGAGAAACTAATCCTACTTTTGTAGAAAGATTTGAAAGCGAAACTATACAAGATAATATAGTTAAGGCTGCTGAAGGCAAAGCTGATGCTCCAACATTTAAGACTTCAGATAAAGCTGATATTAAAATAGCAGAAGTAAATGGTGCACCTAAAGGTGTTGATATAAACAATATCATAGATGGAAATACCGGTAAGTCTATGCGTTCAACAGAGACTTTTAAAAGAAAACCAGGTAAGTTTAAAGAAGGAGTATTCATAAAAGGTACTGAAGGCCCTGAGATGAAAAGATCTATATTTGATACAGCTAGACTTGAAACTTTCTTGGATGGAATAAGTGAACTTGCAAAGTATTTCCCTGAAGATTTACAGAAATATTTTACAAAAGAAGTTTTATTGCAGTCGTTTGGAAGTACTAGTAGAGGTACCGCTAGAAATGTAGGTAAGGATGCTAGAAAAATAACCACAGAAGGAGATTTAATGTCGGGTAATGATCTTAGTAGAGGTCAGTATGAAAGAATAGTAGATAATTTAGGTAAATTATACAAGGAAGGTATATTTGATAATATAGAGCCTGGAGATTTTATGAGTGATGCACAGCAAAAGAATGCGTTACGAAAATTTCAAAACACTGGAGATATAAATGTTCTTAATAAATATATAAACTCTAAAGATAATGCATATAAATCAGACGTCTATTACGCTATGGGTGTTGCTAAGCAAAGGTATTTATATGATGCTAAAACTCCAGCTGAATTTGAAGCAAGAGCAAAAGTTATATATCAATTAGCGGCTGAAAATAGTGGAGCTACTTCTGGTTATGGTAGACAGTTTGTACCTATAATGGCTGTGAAGAAAACAGGTGAACCTGGTAAACTTAAGTTAGAGCATTTAAAGTCTTCCTTAGAGCAGTCAATGCAAGAAGCTAAAGCTATTGTAGAGGGTAGATGGATGAAAGATGGAAAAAAAATAATGAACGATTACAAAGGTGTTATATCTTTTAAAAAATACCTAGACGTAATAGATAAGCTAGGCGGTACTACAAACACCTCTGGTTTAGCTAGGATGGTTTTAGATCTCGAAAACTTAAAAGACTACGTAACTGTTGAAAGTGGTTTTAAAGAAACTCTATACGATAAATTAATGACTGAGAGTGCTCAGCGTGTTGGAGCAAAATTAAGAGAGCTCAATGTGCCGTGGATGAAAGATAAGGTTGCTGCAATATCTCTAGAGCCTAGTAAGTCTAATGAAGTTGTACTAAAAAGTTCTTTAGATAATAAAGCAGATGTTAAGTCTAGTTGGAAAGCCAACGTTGAGTTATCTAAAAAAGCAGGTACTTTAGATAGCAAGAACTCTAGCAACGCTGAATTACTGGAAAAGTTAAAAAATAGAGATAAAGCTATTAGCTTAGCTCAGAAAAAATTAAAAGAAACTAAAAAAGCTAGAGTATTTGATTTCGATGATACATTGGCTAGATCTAAATCTAACGTACTTTATACGATGCCTGACGGCACTAAAGGTAAACTTAATGCAAATGAATTTGCTAAAAGATCCGAGTCTTTAGAAGCTGAGGGAGCTAAGTTTGATTTCTCTGAGTTTAGTAAAGTAATGGAAGGTAAAAAAGGCCCTTTATTCGAAGTAGCTAAGTTTATAAGTGAAAGCCCAGGTGAAAGAGACATGTTCGTATTAACCGCTAGACCAGCAAATGCAGCTCCAGCTATAAGAACTTTTTTAAAAGGATTAGGTTTAGATATACCTTTAGAAAACATAACAGGTTTAGCAAATGGAGCGCCATCGGCTAAAGCTAACTGGATGCTCGAGAAAGCAGCTCAGGGTTATAATGATTTTTACTTTGCTGATGATCATTTAGGAAATGTTAAAGCTGTTAAAGATATATTAAGTGTAGTAGATGTTAAAAGTAAAGTACAATTAGCACTAGCACAAAAAAAGCTAGGAAAAACATTTAATGAAATAATACAAGAAAAAACAGGTATAGCCTCAGAAAAAACCTTTGGATCAGCTAAGGCTGAGATAATGGGTAAAGGTAAGGGTAGATTTGATATATTTATATCACCAACTGCTGAGGATTTCGCTGGTTTATTATACAAAACTCTACCAAAAGGTAAGAAAGGTGAACAGGCACTTAAATTCTACAAAGAAAACTTATTTGATCCATTTGCTCGAGCTGAAGATAATATCATTAGAGATCAAATTTCATTGGTTAATGATGTTAAAGCTTTAAAGAAGAGATTAGGTATAATACCTAAGAAACTAAGAAAGAAAAATGAAACAGGTTTTACAAATGAGCAAGCTTTAAGAGTTCGAATGTGGACTAAGATGGGTGTAGAAGTTCCTGGCTTAAGCAAGTCTGATCTAGCTGAGCTTAACAAAGTTATAAAAGATAACCCAACATACGAGGCTTTTGCAAACGAACTTTTATCAACAACAAAAGGTGATGGCTGGGCTGAACCAGGTAAAAACTGGCTTAGTGGTACGTTAACTAGCGATGCTAGAACATTGCTTGGTAAAGTTAAAAGAGCTAAGTACTTAGAGCAGTGGAAGCAAAATAAAGATGAAATATTTTCAGAAGCTAATTTGAATAAGCTAGAGGCAGCTTATGGTAAGAAATATAGAAAAGCATTAGAAGGTACTTTAGAAAGGATGCAGTCTGGTAAAAATAGAAGTTCACAAAACACTGCGGGTGATAGAGCTTTAGATTATATAAATAATTCTGTAGGTGCCATAATGTTTTTAAACACTAGATCTGCGGTTTTACAGACGTTATCTAGTATAAACTTTATAAACTGGACAGATAACAATCCTTTAAAAGCTAGTGCTAGGTTGGTAGATGTAAAGCAATATTCTAAAGATTTCTTAGAGATAATGAACTCTGACTACTTAACAGCTAGACGTGATGGATTAAAATTAAATGTAAGTGAGGCTGAAATAGCTGCTGATTCAGGTGCTAGAGGTATAATAAACACAATACTAAAAAAAGGTTTTGTATTTACTAAATACGCTGATAGTTTTGCTATAGCTTCAGGTGGTGCGACTTTCTATAGAAATAGAATAAACACTTATAAAAAGCAAGGGCTATCTGAGGTAGAGGCTAAAGAAAAAGCTTTTTTAGATTTTAAGGATATATCTGAAAAATCTCAACAGTCATCTGGAACAGACAAGATAAGTCAACAACAGGCTAGTAACTTAGGTAGAGTTGTTTTAGCTTTTGCTAATACACCAATGCAGTATGCTAGGTTGCAGAAAAAAGCTATATTAGACCTTGCTAATAAAAGAGGTGATTGGAGAGAAAACACGTCTAAAATCGTTTACTACGGTTTTGTGCAGAACTTAATATTTAATGTAGTGCAAAATGCTTTATTTGGCTTAGCTTTTGCTGATGATGAGCAAGATGAAAAATTATTGTCTAAATCAGGAAGAGTTGCTAATGGTATGGCTGATTCATTACTTAGAGGTACTGGTATACCAGGAGCAATAACAGCTCAAGTGAAGAATGCTCTTATGGTTATAAACAGTGAGTCTAGCAAAAAGAATCCTAAATACTCTAAAGCTGTTAAAGAAATAGTTAGCATATCTCCAACCGTGGGATCTAAGTATAAGAAATTAGTAAACGCATCAAAAGCAGCTGAATATGGAGCATTTGATAACATGAAGTTTAGTTTAGATAATCCAGCATACATGGCTATGGCTAACGTTATTTCAGCAACAACAAATATTCCGGTTGACAGAGCTTTACGTAAGTCGCAAAACATACAAGGCGCTTTAAATGAGGACTACGACGTGTGGGAAAGAATAGCTATGGCAGCTGGTTGGCAAGATTGGGAATTAGGTATAAAAGATGAAGAGAAACCTAAGAAAAGAAAAAGAAAAACAATAGGTAGAAAAATTATAAAAAAAGTTTTAATTAAGTAGTTATGAAAGAAGAAACACCATTATTGAAAAAGTTAATTAAAAAAGGGCCTTGCTGGAGAAAATATAAGCAAGTTGGTATGAAAATGAAAGGTAATAGAAAGGTTCCTAACTGTGTACCAAAATAAAAAAAATTAAGCATGCAAAAAGTAATTGACAAAATACAGAAAGCTTGGAACAGCTTACTATATAAACTAATGTTTAAGAAGTACAAATAAAAACTATGACTAATATATCAGAAAACACTCAAGTAACTTTAGACTTGAAAACTATAAGCATAATAGTTGTTGGTGCAATATCTATAGCTTCAGTATACTTTACTCTGCAGTCAGATATTGAGCTTGCAAAAGAACTACCTAAACCTACTATAAATAGAACGGAGTATGATTTAAAAGATCAACTAGTTCGTGAAACTATAATAAATATAAATGAAAAAGTAGATAATAACAGTAAAAAACTAGACAAGATAGATGAAAAACTATTTGAGATCATAAATAAATAACCATGAAAAAAATTCTAATTTTAATTGTATTTCTATTTTCTTTAAACTCGTTTTCACAACAAGTAACATTGCTTTACATGAACTCAGACTGGAACCATAAAAACGATTATAAGTTTTTAAAATCAATAAAAGGTGTAAAGATACTAGAAGTAGACTACGATTCTCAACCTGAGAAGTTTAAGGAAAGTATAAAATCAGTTCCTGCTATAATATTATTTGATAAAAATAAGAAGTTAAAAAAAATATGGCACGGTGGATTATCTATGCAATTAGTTGTAGATCCTAAAGAAATACAGCAAGCTGTCGACGAATTAAGTAAATAGGAACAAATACAATGGGCGTACCATACCCAACGTTCCTGTAACCAAGAAAGGGCCCTCATAACGAGAGCCCTTTTTTAATTAGATATACAGAAGTGTATAGCATAATTATCCATCGCACGCTAAACAGTCTTCGTTCATAGCTTGCTGAGCAATATCTCCACGTAGAACAGATTCAGTTCTAGTGTAGTACAAAGTTTTAACACCTTGTTTCCAAGCATTAAAATGAACTTTATTTAACCACTTAGGAGTTGCTTCAGAAGGAAATGCTAAATTCAAACTAACTGATTGATCTACATACTCTTGCCTAAGACCTGCTTGATTAACTAACTCCAGTTGATTGATCTCCTTAAAGGTTTTAAAAACTTCCTTGGCGGGTATGTCATGACCCA